TACCCAAGGAGCTTGCACCCTCCCTCTTTTTCGGGCACATAAAGGGAACATTTACCGGTGCCGACGCCAACAAGGACGGATATTTTGAAGTGGCAAAAGGCGGAACACTCTTTCTGGATGAAATAGGGATCTTGTCCCTGGACGTCCAAGCCATGCTGCTGCGGGTTTTGCAAGAAGGCACATACATCCCAATAGGTGGTAACAAAGAAAAGCGGGCTAATGTAAGAATTGTAGCCGCCACCAATGAAGATCTCCAACTTGCAATACAAGAAAAACGGTTCAGGGAAGACCTATACCACCGGCTATGCGAATTTGAGATTGTCCTGCCTTCCTTGCATGAATGCCCCGATGACATTCTGTCTTTGGCTCATCATTTCAGAAAAAAGTTTTCCGGAGAACTGAAAAGACCGACAGAAGGCTTCAGTTCTGAAGCGGAACAATTGCTTCTCTCTTACCGCTGGCCTGGGAACGTACGGGAACTGCATAACAGGATAAGAAGGGCGGTACTTATGGCTAAACAGCCGCTCATTGAAACCGCCGACCTGAATATCAAACTGGAAGCGGCGACCGAGGAAATCAATCTTTTTCCTGAAAACGATGCGGAAGAGAAACACTCGATAATACAGGCATTGAAAACCAGCCATGGGAGTCGCAAACAAGCAGCAGGCATACTGCATATTGATCCGTCCACACTATATCGGAAAATGAAAAAATATGGATTGAATGACAAATAACCGTCATTCCATATTTCTGTTTGGAATAAAATGCCTACATTTGCATATGATTGGAAATCCTTGTAATATAGGAATGACAGTCACAACATAAGGAGAAAATATCGGCATTGCTTTAAGCCTTGCCGAACATTACAACATAAGTCGCAAGACGTCTCAGGTAGAAATCTGGTAAATTGATATTGTAGAGGCTTTTGCGTGTAGCTTATGCTATGTCCTATAGCGTGAGCTCATGCATGATTCTACAATGGGCTTACCAGAGCCTCTACCTGATAGTGCGTGAGTTTCACGCTTTTCATTTAGAGGAAAAAAGGTATGGCCAAGTTACAGGTTCTGATAGCAATGACATTAGACGGTTCCATTCCGGCGGAAGACGACCCCTTATTACAATGGATGAGAGACGACAAGGACGGATTCTCATACGGGCGCGACAAATGTACCCGCCGGCTCTATCCGGGTTATCCGCTTGTGGATTTCATGTGCGAGAAAGACATGTCAGACCCATCCATCCTTTATCAAGCCGAGATACATGACGAAGAAAGCATAGAACTTTTGCGTGGTCTCTCAGTTTATCATCTCATAGATGAAATGATCATTTTCCTGTTTCCTTCCACTCGTCCGAACCATAAATCCGTCTCAAAACATCTGCCACGTGGAGAGTGGAAAACCGTAAAATCCAAAACATTCAAAAACGGAATTTGTCGCCTGGTTTATTGCAAGACATTGCAATAAGGCATTGCAACATATTGCATTTGCAATACTTCCATCAGTCTCATTTTTATGGGGCTGATTTTTTATTTTCCTATTACTCAATGACTTGTCATGCTTTTATGTGGCGATATGTTCCGTTGGTCTATGTTTTGGCCTATATCATAATGAAACCTGTTGCGCAACACGGTGTAAAAAATGGAATTATTACACTAAAAACAGAATTCATTATGATACAGATAAACAGGGAGACATTCCAGATGATGCTCCATCAGATAATGGAACGGTTTGACAGGATAGATGACAGGCTGAACCGCATGAACAGGCAGACGGCCGCTCTTGAGGGTGACAAGCTGCTTGACAACCAGGATATGTGCGAGCTCCTTGGTGTTACCAAGCGTACACTTGCACGCTACCGCCAGAAGAAACTCGTCACCTACTACATGATTGACGGACGTACCTATTACAAGGCTTCGGAAGTCCAGGACTTCCTGAGCAGGAAAGGAAAGGTACTTCCGGCAAAAATTAAAAAGGAACTCGGTATTCAATTCTAACAAAACGGCAGTATGGAAATTATATGTATAGACAAACGGACATTTGACGAACTGGTTGTCCGATTCAGCATGATAGAGAAAAAAGTCACTGGTATATGCAATCCGGCCAAAGATGCAGGACTGAAAAAATGGATGGACAATCAGGAGGTATGCGGGATTCTCCGCATATCAAAGAGAACGCTTCAGGTATATCGTGAGAAAGGGCTGTTGCCTTTCACCCGGGTCAAGAACAAGTTCTTCTACAAGCCGGAAGATGTGCAAAACATGTTGGAATCAAGTTATCACCCACAAAAAAGAAAGCCATGAGTTACGATCTTATAGACAGAAAGGACCAGCGGATTGATACTATTTTCAAAGGGCTGGAAAACATGGAGCGTATGATAGACGCAATAAGGACGGCTCCGAGACCCGCATTCCACAGTGATTATTTCCTCACGGACGAGGAACTTTCAAAGCTGTTGAAAGTAAGCCGGCGTACCTTGCAGGAATACCGGACCCTCGGTGTGATACCTTACTACCTTGTGCAGGGAAAAGCCCTTTACAAAGAGTCAGACATACAGAAAGTTCTTGACGACGCATATAAAAGATGCAGGGAAGAACAGCGATGGGTATGAAACAATGCAAAAGAAACGGCCTCGTTACAAGGTCGTTTCTTTATTTTCTGATAGCTGGCTTTGGGATTTTCGTCTCTGTTTCCTTACTATAATATCCTCCTCATATAAGCCGGATGTTTGGCTTAGACCAGCTGCCTTCAGACGTTTCATGTCTTCATCTACTTTCTTGTCGGTGACTTTAGCATAAAGCTGCGTAGTTTCAATTCGCATATGGCCCATCATTTTACCGACCGTTTCAATTGGAATGCCCATTGAAAGAGTTATATGAGTTCCGAAATTGTGTCGCGCCTTATGGAATGTGAGTTCAAAACCGTATACCTCACCTAACTTACGGGTAAGCATAATGAAATACTCACGCTTGTATAAATTGAAAACCTTGTCATCATGACGCTGTTCCCGATACTTTTCAATTATCTTCAACGGAATATCCAACAGCCGTACAGAAGACAATGTCCCTGTTTTCTGACGTTGGATATGAATCCACCACGAACCATCCTCAGATTGTATAATATCATTAACAGTCAGTCTTTTCAAATCTGCATAGGCAAGTCCGGTAAAGGTGGAGAAAATGAACATGTCTCGGACAAACTGAAGCTGTGGCTTCTCGACCGGGGTTGTAAGCAGTGTCTTCAGATCTTCCAATTTCAGATGACGACTTTTCCGTTTGGGTAATTCCGGATGAAGACGACAGTAAGGATCGCGGCGTATTGTTCCCTGACTGACAGCCCTCATAGTCATCTTCTTCAGTCTATAAAGGTGTTCATGTACTGTCTTCGGACTTAAGTTCCTGTTCGTCCTGAGAAACAGTTCAAAGTCATCATAAAAAACACGATCAAGATTCCGTAAAAGAACATCCTCTATACCACGTTTTTCCTGCACAAAAGCAGAAAGGTGCTTATATGAGCGCAAGTAGGAATCATAACTTTCCTTTATCCGATCCACCCCGATACGCTTCTTGAACTCCTCGTTATGCTCTCTGAAAAGAGCCAGCAGAGTTAGCGGTTTCTGACCGACTCCCATCACAGCATTCTTTACCTGCTCTGCCGTAATAAATCCCAGACTGTTCTTAATCCGCCTATAATGCTCCTTGATTTCTTTTGTCAGATCATCAATGGCCCGGTTGACGGTAATAGCATTCTCACTGCGGCCGTCAGCCCGTCCCTTTTCCGGATTCCAAACGGCAGGATTGACAGACACTTTCGTTCCTATCTGTTCCCATTTGGCATCTATGCTTATCTTGCACAGCAGCTGACATGTTCCGTCTTTACGGATTTTGGTACGGTTTATATAAAACAATATCGCAAATGTACTGCGACGTTTGATTTCCATATTATCAGTATTTCTTTTCATAATCCTATTTTTTGCCATTATCAAATAACTACAGAAAACCTCTCAGCAATTTTTTTATCCAATGCTTTTGTATCTGTATCTATCTTATTGTCTGTAACCTTTGCATAAAGCTGTGTAGTACCAATTCTGCTGTGTCCCAACATCTTGCTGACCGTTTCAAGTGGTACACCATGGGAAAGGGTGATTTCGGTCGCATAGGTATGACGGGCCACGTGGAAGACCAGCTTGCGTTCTATGCCACAGAGTACGGCTATCTGTTTCAAATAATGGTTCAACGAACTGTTGGAATACATAGGAAGAAGCTTTCCCTCAGGAGCCACATCCCGGTACTTTTCAATGATATGAAGCGGCAATTCCATAAGCGGTATTTCAAAATCTACACCGGTTTTCTTGCGTGAACTCCTAATCCACCAAATGCCATCTTCAGCAAGGGAAAGATTCTCATTTGTCAGCATACACATATCGCTATAAGGAATACCAGTATAGCAGGAAAACAAAAACAAATCCCGTACATGATAAAGGGTGCGACTATGCAAAGGGGTGGTCATGATTCTGTTCAATTCCTCTGTTGTAAGATATTTTTGTTCCGATTGCGGATGCGTCGGTTCATAACCCACAAAAGGAAACGCTGTAATGATACCGTCCGCAATCGCTTCTCCGACAATTGTTTTCAGCCTTACAGTAAGATTTACAATCGTTCCTGGAGCCAAATGACATTCCGTACGCAAATGCAAATCGAATTTTTCAATGAAAGAACGGTCTAATGCTGCAAAAGGAATGTCTGACAACTTGTATTGTGACTGTAAGAAACGAACCAGATGATCATAGGAATTTCGATAACCGTTCAAGCTGCTTTCCGTCCGGTTAATCCCAACACGTTTCTCGAAATTTCTCATGAAAAGCCTGAAATAGCTTAACAAGGTTTCCTGTTCCGAAGCCATTCCCAAAAGCTGGTGTTTTACTTCTTCTGCAGTAACAACTTCACGGTTTGCGGATTGTTCCGCATAGATACTGAAAGCAGCTGCACGTATTTCATCCAGCCTGTTATTTATGTCTCGGGCCGCAGCGCTTTTCCCACAGGCACGTCCAGATAACCACAAAGACTGTGGCACACGAAGCTTAACACTGAATGCTGTTTCAGAGTACTTGCCGACAATAAGCCGTGCCATTACGGGACAATTTCCCTTGGCATCCGCCTCGCTCTTTTTAAGGTAGAACGAAACCTTTACATCTGTTTGATTCATAATCTGTTCCATTGTTTGCAAAATTAACGGAGACAGAGTTAATCATCGGCATGTAAAATATCGTCAAACATAGACAAAGCTATCACCATTGACTTCCGGAACCTATATTTTTCATATCTCAAAAAAAATAAGTACCTTCGCTAAGCCAAAATGATAAAACTGCGTTCTTTATGGTCGGAGCAAAAAGGATTTTCAAACAACTCCATACAACTGGAATGGGCAACGGATAGGTAGCAATTTTTCCGCTTAACTATTCAAAAAACAGCTTCAAAGCACACGTTTACAAATGCGGAATAATGCTGCGTATCTCCCTGAAAACCCAATAGTTTACATTATTTTTCCTGAATCCATCCATAATCGGGCGAGTTTAAATATATTTGAAAACCGAATCTGGGTTTAAACCTGGATTCGGTTCCTGTAGTTTTGAGTTTACACAAAATTGTGGATAGTCCCTTTTTGAAATACAAATAATTAGAATATATATTTCTCTGAATGGGTAACGATTTAGAAACGAGCGAATTGCATATATTTACCACATTTTGCATTAAATCAGAAGAACATTTTCTTTTAGTTGTCGTATGAAAAAAATACTATTTTTTATGTATAAGTTACATTTCATCTTCCCAATCATCTGAAAAACTGAAATTTTTATTCGCAAATAATTCTGCTAATCCTGTAATTTGTTTAAGCCGGAGTAATTCATCACGATCCATTCCAATATTTTTCCTAATCCAATTGTCGGACATACCTGAACGTACTAATTCAGAAACAATAGAGGACATTAATTCAATGCAATGACTTCCTCTAGCCCTGTTGTGCCGTATCGTTGATGCCATACGATTAGATATATCTTTATTGATTACCACAACAGGAAGTAAACCTTTTTCTCGATCATAAATGCGTTGTGACGTTTTCATTACCATATAACGATGATAGCCGTCTACAATTTCATATAGATCTTTTTCTTCAATGTGATAACAAACGCATGGCATGGTATAACCATCTTCCCAAATGGAAAGTTCCAATAATTTCATTTCCGGTGGTGCCACAATATTAGGATTATAACTGTTGGCTACCACTTTGTCTATCGGTATAGCTTTAACTGTGTATACTGGACTTACAAATTTACTTTTCATACCATTTTTTATATTTATTAATAGCATTTTCTCGTATTTGTCTATCCCGCTTATTTTGAGAAAACCCCATGTATTTACAGGTATGATCATTTTTCATAATGCAGATACACATTCTCTTATAAGAGGGAATTTCTCTAAATTCAGGAATATCAATTGTATCCAGATACTCCATTCGCACCGTTTTTTTATTTGTATGGTAAACAGACGTTTCTTCCACAGTAATAGCAATTCCTGCTTTTCGGAGCTTTTCTATGGTTTTTTCTGAAAGGCATCCTCCTTTTTCTCGCCAGAATTTTATACTGACATTCAACTTTTCTATATAATTGTTACGTATTTCTTCAGGGAGTGTCTCTAGTAAAAATTCCATGTAGTGCTTCCATGAAAAACCAGATGGACAAGTTATTTTGCGCCATCCCATAACTGAAGAATTCCCATACAAACCTGCACAACCAACCCCATTTACCCTTCCAATCATTTTTGCCCAAGTATAGGGGTCTATGGTTTTGTAAATTGCCAATGTGGAAATGGCCTCGGATATAAAAGGACTTGCTACCCGTTGGCGGGCCAATGGGATGCCTGCTTGATAGTAGAGATCGTATAGATGATTATAATCCCAGTTAAAATAGCCATTAGCAACCCATATGTCTGACGTGTTCCAATCAAATATGGGATAAGCGTTGTATTCATGCCAGCCTGTTTTATGGGTCCATTTATAGTTTAATAATCGTTTGTAATTTTTATCACTATGTATGCTACGCCAGCGGTTGAAACTTTCCTGGGTTCTAATGCCTACTAAACAACATATGTGTCGACTTTTTGTCTTCTTACGTAACCATTTAATAAATAATTTTTGAAAGTCATAATCCCATAGTTCTTCGGTGTAAAACTCAAAATCATCTTGAGTCAAACAATTTTGGGGCATATCCCTTGCCCATAGTTCTTGATGAGAAGATTCCCATGGTCTCCAGTATCTTTGGAACATAGAGGTACACGTAGTTACCTTAAATGGTACACAACAATGAAAGACTTCTAATATGTCTTGGTTCTTAGACAAAGTCCGTTTTACATACTCCGTCGTTTGTTGATATTGTATTTCATAATCTATATGGAACACTCCAAGTTTACGGCCAGGAGCATACTTACGGATATATTCTATACAAAGGTTTAAAAGTACACCACTATCTTTACCACCAGAAAACGAGACATATACATAGTCGAAATAATCGAAAATGATTTTTAGACGTTTTTGTGTTGCATCATATACGTTCAGCCTATACATAT